TGGAGTGCGAATGAAGAAATAGTAAAGGAACTGTTGAAAGATGCCGAGAGGAAGCAATCCAAATAGCAGAAAAAACTTAAAATCTGGAAAAAACGCAACTTCTTTCACGGCTGAAAATGCGGCAGAGATGCAAAAGAAGTCTACAAAGGCAAAGCGGATGTACAAATCTCTTACCGAGGACTTGAAAGAACGCCTGACACCGGAGCGCGTTGCTAAGATGAATGAGCGCATACTCGTAATGGCAGAGCATGGAAACATAGCCGCATGGGAGAAGATCCGCGACACCATTGGTGAGAAGCCGAGTGACAAAGTGGAGATTACCGGCAACATCAACATTGCCGATACATTAAAAGCTGCCCGGGAACGGGCGAGAGCGGCGAAAGAGAAAGCAGCAAAAACAGCCGAACCGGAGCCGCCGGGCGGTGATGATGGATGAAAAAGGAAGCACTCACGCCGGAAGAAGTTAAGCAGCTTACCGAGTTTTGCGCTGAATTTGAGCATGATCCGGTTGGTTTTGTGTGGGCCGCGTTTCCGTGGGGCGAAGGTGAGTTAGAAGGACAGGAGCCGCAGCAATGGCAGCTTGAACTACTGGAAGATCTGGCAAAAGGGCTGAAAACTGTATCACAGGTGATACGTGAAGCGGTGGCATCCGGTAACGGTATCGGTAAATCTGCGCTGGTGGCGTGGATTATTTTGTGGGCCATTGGCACGCATGAAGATACAAGGGGCATTGTTACTGCCAACACCGACACGCAGCTGCGCACAAAGACCTGGGCTGAATTGGCAAAGTGGTTTAGGCTTTTTATTGCGAACCGGTTATTTGAATATACGGCAACAAGTATCTATTCTGTTGACCCGGCGCATGAAAAGACTTGGCGCATTGACGCGATTCCGTGGAGTGAACAGAACCCGGAAGCGTTTGCAGGTTTACACAACCAGCGGCGGCGCGTCCTGATTATCTTTGACGAAGCCAGTGCCATTGCCGATACGATCTGGGAAACCGTGGAAGGTGCCACGACCGATAAAGACACCGAAATAATCTGGTGTGCGTTCGGGAACCCGACACGAAACACGGGCCGTTTCTTTGACTGCTTCCATAAACAACGTAACCGTTGGCGTTGCAAACAGATTGACAGCCGGACGGTTGCAATCAGTAATAAAGAACTGCTGAATGAGTGGATAGACGACTGGGGGATTGACAGTGATTTTGTAAAGGTACATGTGACTGGTAACTTCCCGGACAGCGCAGACTTGCAGCTTATCAGCGGCAGTTTGGTTGATGGCGCAATCGAACGCGGCAGGACGATACTGCAGGAAACATACAAAGAACTGCCGGTTATATTCGGTGTGGATCCTGCGTGGACTGGCAGCGACTTACTTGTTTGCTACATGCGGCAGGGGAACTACACGAAAGTGCTTCTGACCATACCAAAGAATGATGATGATATGTTGGTCGCCGGGAAGCTGGCGCGGCTATCAGATGAATATGGTATGGATCATGGTTTTATAGATCAGGGCTGGGGAACCGGTATTTACAGTTGCCTTAAAGCACTGGGACGCGGTGAAGACTGGACGCTGGTATCGTTTGGCGGTCAGGCGAATAACCATGAATATTACTTAAATAAACGTATTGAAATATGGGATGCAATGCGGGAATGGTTCAAAGAGGGCGGCGCGATAGAGGACAAACGCGAGATTCGCGACGACTTTGTAGGGCCGCAGGCTTGGGTGAACCGCAACAACAAATTCCAGCTTGAATCAAAAGAAGATATGAAGAAGCGGGGCCTGCCGTCACCGAACTACGGGGACGCGCTGGCCTTGACTTTTTCACAGCCGGTTAAGAAAAAGAGCCGGAGTAAATTTTTTGCAGCACGGGCGGCGGGAAAGTTACGCCGGGCCGGTGCTATGTAAAAATGAGCAAAGGAGCGTGAGGACGTGGAAACATTCAATCAATGCAAGACAATGCTGTTGACAGTAGGCCATGAAAGAGTGGTAGCTGCCAGCCCGGAAGTGCTGACGAACCAGCGGCGCATGGGTAAGCGGCACACGCTTGAGGTTTACAACAAATCAGATAAAGTGGTTTTCTTTGGCGGCCCGGACGTAACACTTGACACAGGTATGCCAATCTTACCGAATGAACAGAGGTTGTTTCCGGTAGATAATCCCGAAGGCGTTTATCTGATTACAGATGGGGAAGCGGACGTGGTGATTGCCGAATACTGCGTCTGATATGAGGTACGCACATGGACATCAATAATAATTTGTCACAGGCACAGGCCCAGTTAAACGGCGGTGCGCAGCAGGAGTTTGCCCCGCCTGGGCAAATTGCAAGCCCCGTAGATCTTCTCATGGCGCAAGCCCAGCTGACAAAAAAGGATAAGGAATTATCCCTTAAAACTTTAAAGGAAAAGGAAAAACAGAAGATACTGCAGGTTATCTCTAAATGCAAGGAAATCGCTAACCAACACTATGAAAAGGTTGTGGAGCCGGAAATCCAGCACAGGGAAGACAATTATTATGCGTCCGTGCGGATGTATGAAAAGAAGTTTCCTGTCCTGTCCGAGTACAGCAAGTGGCGCAGCATGGACATTATGAACGTCGTGAAGTGGATCACGCCGGAGTTAATGGAAATCTTTGCCGGAACTTCTGACCCGGTGGACATTAAGGGCGTGGATGTGAATGACGATAAGACCGCCCGGAAGATTAAAGACCTGTTAAAGTACCAGCTGACACGAAAGAATCACTGGTTTTCTTTTTTGGAAGCCATTCTCAAGCCCTGCATTGTGGATAATTTCGGTATCGCAAAGGTACACTGGCTGCATGATGAAGAACGGCAGCCCTATGAAATGATGTGGGACGCAGCCGACAGAAACGCTTTTGAAATGATCAGCGCGTCAATCCAGAATGGCGACATTGAAGTAACCAAAATGGAACCGTTGGACGCTTCGGGCAGGTTTTTCCGGCTGGAGTTTGACCGCGTTATCATCAAGGCCAACAATCCGGTACTTGAACACCTTCCCGCTTCGGAGTTCCGGTTTACGCCGGAAGCAAAGACAGTACAGGAGTGCAAGTATGTGGCCCACAGAAAGATGGTAAAGGGCGATTACCTGTTCCGTAAACAGGAAGAGGGAGTATATCAGAACGTCAAAGAAGCACTGGAAAGCGTTGGTGATACGACGCCGACGACTTCTGAAACGACCCACAACAATGAAATGAGCAACATCCGGGAGCGGCTGTCTGACAACGACGATGCTTCAAAGGATGTTGAACTGTACGAGTGCTATATCAAGCTGGACTACAACAATGACGGAAAACTGGAAAACCTGATTGTGCATATTGTCGGCAACGTGCTGTTGTCCGTGCAGGAAAACAAACCGGGTATTGTTCCGTTTTTTGTGGCGCAGGCCGTACAGGACAGCACCATGATTTTCGACCCGAAGGTTAGTTACCTTCAGGATCTGGAACAGATGCAGGATTTAAAGACCGCATTGGTACGTCAGATCATTATCAATGTAGCCAAATCCAACGTCCCGCAGAAGTTTGTACAGGAAAACGCCGTGGACATGGACGCGCTGATGGCAGGCGAAGAAATCATCCATGTGTACAATGAACACCGACCGTCCGAAGCGGTTTTCATCCCGCCAAACAACCCGTTATCACCGGTAACAATGGACTTGGTGAATTATGCACAGAATGACATTGAAGCCAATAGCGGCAGTACCCGGTACAATCAGGGACTGGACAGCGCAAGCCTGAATAAAACTGCTACCGGCATCAAAGCGATAATGGGTAAATCCGAGCAGCAAAACAAACTGCTGGCCCGGCGTATAGCAGAAAACTTCCTTATTTCCTTATTCAAATACCTGATTGTTTTGAATCAGGAATACATGCGCCCGAATGAAGTTTTCCGTCTGTTGAATGAAAACATCAGCCTGCGCCGGGAAGAAATGGACATTGATTATGACCTGCTTGTGGATATTGGCGGCGGCCCCGGCACCAAAGAAGCGCAGATCCAGTACCTGATGTACATGATTCAAACCCTGTACCCGATACTGGAGACACGCGGTATTGTGGACGGCTCCGGTTGGCACAGCGCAGCGGAAGACCTGCTGAACGAACTGGGAATGAAAGGCACCGCCGGTTATCTCATTGACCCGGCAACGCCGGAAGGGCAGAAGAAGATTCAGGCAGCACAGGCCGCACTTGCACAGAAAGAAGCCGAAGCGCATCAGAGGGAATTGGAAAAGATTAGGCTTAAAGGCGACATTGACATTGAAAAAGCAAAGATTCCGCGTCTGGGAGTTTATTACAGTGAACTTCCGGTTGATACGCAAAAGCAGCTGCTTGATGATTTTGACCTGAAGACAAACATTAGCCAGCTGCAAAAGGAAAAGAATGCAGAAAGGGAATATCGTGCTAAGAGATACGGATTATTTAATCAGCAGCGTTAAGGCAATGAACCTGACACCGGAACAGTACCGGCAAAGCCGGGAACGGTTACAGATATTACAGGCCTTTATTGACAACGGGAAGGACGCAAAGACAATCAAAGACTTTGCAGATGCCGTTGTCAAAGACGTTGGGGAAGAAGTAAAAGAACAATTACTGGATCCGAAAAGTGATGCAAACATGCTCCGTGGTTACTACCGCGGGGCAATTTTATTTCAAAAGAAAATTTTAGCGGTTATCCAGATGGGCGAACAAAAACGCGCCACGCTGGAAAAATTAAAAAAGTCACAAAAGGAGTGAGAACATGAAGAAGCATTTCAACATTATCATGCAGTTACATGCAGAAGACGGCGGCGCAAGCGCACCCGCCCCGGCAGAATCGGCCCCTGTTGCGTCAGAACCGGCAGCCACACCGGCCCCGGCAAATACTACGCCAGCACCAGCACCGGCGGCACAGAGTACGCAGGCCGCCAGTCCTGCACCAGCTGCTACACCGGCACCAGCCCCGGCCCCGGAACCAAAACCCGATTACAAGGTGATTGCTACTGCCGGGACAACCCAGTTGATTGAGGACGCGAATGGTTTACGGCGCATTATTGACGTGAACCCACAGCAGCAGACCGAACCTGCCCAGGCACCGGTCCCCGGAACGGGTACAGAACCCCAACAGCAACCTGCAAACCCCGCTCCGGCAGCGGAAACCGCACCGGTCCCCGGAACCGAACAGCCAGCAGCACCGGCCCCGTTGAACAATCAGCCGCAGGCCCTGCCGGTATATACACCGCAGGAATTAAGCCTTGCGATTCAAATGGGTATTGTGGATGAAAGCCGCATCCCGCCCAGTCTGGCAATCCAGTATGGGCAGTTTAAGGAAAAGCAGGCACAGCAGCAGGCCATTGCCGCCAATCAGCAGCAGGCCCAGCAGGCACCACAGCCTAACGAAGCGCAGCAGCGCATAGCTTATATGGAAGAAATTGAAAAGACCAGCCGTGAACTCACCATGAAACAGCTGGGATTGACCGAACAGGATTTAGCGGACAGAGAGTACGCTGACTATTCGGACAACCCGGATCTGGAAAAGCGTGTGAAAGCGTTTGAAGGACTGAACGCCTACAACCGGCAGCAGATTATCAACGACGTGCAGGCCCAGCAGGCCAAAGCGGCCCAGCTGGCGGCAGCACAAAAGGCTGTGAATGATAGTATTTTATCTTTCGCCCAAAACGAAATTCGGACAGAACCGAAATTCACGGAAATCAACAATGCGCTGGAAACGTATTATCAGGAATTGCCGTGGGCGAAAGCCGATAAGTATGCGAAAGCGCTGAACGCCTATAAGGCGGGAACCGCTACGGAAGAACAGGCAAACGTCCTGAAAGAGTATTATGACGAAACCAAAAAAATGATTTACGCAAAAGCTAATAACTTGTCAACAACTCCAACACCGGTAGTGCGCACACCGGCGCGAGTTGAAAGCCCGGGTACTGGGCTGGATACACCGAGACAGGCAGACCCCACAGAGTTACGAGGCCTTGACTATATGGGTAAGATTGCTTGGCTCGCAAAACACACAAAGTAATTTAAGAAAGGATGGTAACAAAAATGGCAGATGTAACCAGAAATCTCGGCCCGTCAAATTCCCAGTCCAGTTACGGGGAAGCGATCGGACATGCCGAGGACTACGACAGAATTATCAAAAACATTGATCCGAACATGACTCTTTTCCTGAATCTGTTCGGAAAGCTGGAGAACGCAACCCAGTTGCAGTTCATCTGGACGACTGAAGGGCTGCGCCCGCCGCAGGTAAACGCGCATCTTGAGAAGTTCGATTACACGTTTGAAAAGGTGAACGGAATCCGTCACCTGCAGAACTTCCAGCAGCACGTTTACAAATCCGGGTACATTACTGACGCGCAGATTAAAGCCGGTAAGATTTACACCCCGGACGAACTGCCGCGCCAGAAGTTCAATGTGTCCCAGCAGCTGGCAAGGGATATTGAATTGGCCCTTGCGAAAAACGATGTAGCCCGTGCTGAAGACGGTTCCACCCCGGCAATGACCGGCGGCGTCCGTTACTTCATGAACACGGAAAAGCAGGCCTGCACTATCGCCACCACCGGCATCGTCACCACCATTACGTCCCTGACTAACACCACTGCCGTAAATCACGGCCTGCATACCGGCGACTTTGTTTTCTTTGTGGCAGGTACTATGCCCAGCGAAATCAAAGAAGATCTGGTATACTACATCGGCGAAATTGACAATGCTCCGACCACCTTCCAGCTGTACAACACTATGGAAGGCGCAATCAAAGGCATCGCGGCTGATAAAGTAACGCTGGCCAGCGCAGCAACCACCAGCAACGCTATGTACATCGTGAAAAACAATGTACGCGACCTGGGTGGTTCCAGTGACTTCACGCTGGACGATATTAACATCGTGCTGGAAATGGCTGCGAAACGTGGCGGCAGCCCGACCGAAGCATTTATGTCCAGCCCGAAAATGCGCCGTTTCAACTCCCTTGTCAATGCGCTGGCTACTACCAACCGCAAATCCGGGGATAAAAAGATGGATATGGTTACTACCACTTACATCAGCACGGCGGGCGTTATCAATGCGCGTGTACATCCTATGTACGACGACAACTGCATTGATATTTTGGATCCGCAGTACTGGCACCGGAAAGACTTTGACCCGGTACACACCGTCAAAGACCTGCCGAAAACCGGTACTTACGACACCTTCGGCCTTGAAGGTTGGATCGGCCTGCAGGCTGACCAGCCGCTGTCTTCCGCTTCCATCATCGGTATCAAACGGTGAGCCGGACGCGTGTAAAGGCGTAACTTCCAAAACGGACACAGACTTTAAACGGTTTGTGTCCGTTTTTTACTAATAGGGGGAATTAAAATGATCACAAAACAGGAGTTTTGGGATTTAAAGGACGGCAAAGGCACTGTCTTATTGCGCAACACTTACGATTGCAGCGCCGCGCTGGAACTGGCAGCCGAAGTCAATAAAGGCGGCGGCCCCATGATGGGGAAGCGCAGCGACGAATGCGAAGTGTTAG